GGAGTGGGCCCAATCTCAGCCTCAATCACGCCATCACCGCCGAACGCGTGCACCTTCAGGTCATAGCTAATCGTTGGCGCCAACTGCTTGAAGTGCCGCGATGATTGAGCATCCTTACGCATCGCGTTCTTCGTGTTCAACGCAGACCTAGCAACAACGCCGCGCATCTTCGGAACCATGAGGGCCGGGATCGCGCGAAACGCCTTCGCCAAACCATCAAGCTCCGACGCATCCGCGCTCACTCCGTAACCTGCTCAACCCGAGTACGCTGCGCCGTAGCCATCGACTTATGAAACAACTCGACAACCCGGTACGTTGAACCAACAAGCTGCGGATCCAGGGCTGAAGCCGTGACAGTCACAACGTCATCCACCATCAACGGACCAGCCGCAACCGGGAAATCAACCCGCGAATCCTGCACCGTAAACGCATGCCCGCCCGCGTTCGGATTCGACGCCTGCGAAATGGTTTGCTGCACCTTGCACGGGCCGCTGTAGACCGGCGTCGAGCCGGGGGTTACGTTGCCCGTCTCAGGATCCGTTACCGGGTCGCCGGGGCGGGTTACGGTGCAGGTGTCGATCATTAGCGACTCGGCTTGAGCCCGCAGGAATGGCAGGACGCCAATCACGTCATCAGCGAAGGTCACAGGTCGCCGCCCTCATAGATCGGAACGCCGGCGATGTCCACGCCGCAAGAGCAGTAAGTCGCGCCGAGCATCAGCGAACACCAGGGAAGATGAGCGCCTGAGCGGGGACCGACCATGTCCACCGAGAACGCGCCGCTAGTCTCAACCAGCCCCAGCAGCGCCCACCACTCATCCAAGATCGTGACGCGACCCTTCCCAGACTTGTAAGACCGAGAAGAAGACCCGTCATCGACGGCTACAGTTACCTGCGTTGCGTCATCAGGGCGCTTGATGTGCGCCGCCACAGCCTCGCGAACAACGTAATCCAGCCGCGCCCCATCCGGCACCTCGGCGCCGAGCAAGACCCGCCGCGCTTCGATGAGCATTTCTGCATCACCGATCCACAACTTCCATTGCTCGTCAGTTACCGAGTCCGGCTCGGGGGCGGTCTGCCCAAGAGCAACCGCAATCATATTTGGCGTCACAGACATGACCGCCCCCTTCTACTATTCGCTGGTTTTGGAATCCGCAGAAGCCGAAGCTTTGCGGCGCGCTGCGGGCTTCTCGTCAGCCTTATCAGCCGCGACCCACTCGCTACCCAGAAGGGCGGCGGTGGAATCCTCGACAGACATAACAGCGCCGGTCAACTCGTTACGCAGGCGCGGCATTAGACCAGGTCAACGATCTTGGCGAAGTTGCGGTTGACATCGGCGATGCCCCAGCCGTAAACAACTTCGGCGCGGAACGCGACCTGGTTGTTGCGCTTGAGGTCGCCGTTGCCGTCCGGGTCACCGAACTCGATCAGTTCCAGACCGATGGCACGCTGAACGCCCCAGCGGATAGCCGAGAAGTCACCGACGACGGCGCGCAGTTTCGTGTCAACAGCAGCAACGCCGGTAGCGCCGACCGTCTTGGAAGTAGCGGCCCGCAGAGACTCGAACGTGGAAGCCTCGTTCGAGAAGGTGAAGTCCGGGTAGAGCTTCTGACCCGTGGCGGCGATGCGCTGACCAGAAATCTTCGCAGCGAACTTCGGATCCATGGCGATACCGTTAGGCACGCCATCGACAGCCAGCAGCGCAGCGATAGCGGCGTCGGTGGACACGTACGGAGCATCCGCAGCGGCGAGTTCGACAGAAGTCGTGGCGGACGTGAGGCGCTGCATAGCGCCGACGACAGCGCCGGTCTTCGGGTTGATGCCGTGGATCACGCCGTAATCCAGTGCGCGGGACAGTGCCGGCTGGATCTGGTTCAGGATCTCCTGAATGACGCCGAGCTGGTGGTCCTCGTCGGCCCACTGAACTTCGTTCGTGAAGCGGATGGTCTTCTGGAACTTGAAGGGCTCAACGGTCTGGGTCGTCTTCGTGACATCGTTCGAGGACTTGTTAGCCCCTTCGCCGACGTACTCAGCTTCGCCGGAATCGAAGACGAAAGCCTCGCCCGCGCCGAACTTCATCGGGATAGAACCCGAGAGCTGGGAGATGGTCGAACCCTTGTGGATGTTGTTTACCCACGGCTCAAGAAGCTGCTTCGGGATGGTCAGGGAGCCGGTAGTGAGAGCGGCCATGTTTTACTCCTTGTTGAAAAGCTTGCGAGCGAAGTCCCGAAGGTCTTCCGTCTCGCCGCCAATGGTTGTGGTCGTGCCCTCTTTGGGGGCAAAGTTGCCTTGCTTCTTGCGGTCTTCTTCCCGGCCCGCGAGGCGTTGCGCCTGTGCGGTGAGGGTTTCGACGTCGCTTCCGGTGAGGAACAGGTCAGCGTCGGACGGCTCGCCTTTCGGGCCCTTCTTCGTGCTGATGCCAAACTCGGCCGCGATGGCTGCCCGGCGTGATTCCGCCTCTGCCGCCTGCGCCCGCGTTTCCATTTCCGCGATTCGCTGCTCCAGGGTTAGCGCGGTGCCGGCCTTGGTCTTCAGGTCGTCGTAGTCGCCGAACTTGTTCTTGGCCTGCTGCGCCAAACGCTCTTTGACGATGCGTTCGACGTCAGCCTGCGAGAACGACTGCCCCTGCGTGGTCTGCTCAGTTTCCTGAGTGCCTGCCGGTGCGGTCTGCTGCTCGGCGCCTGTCGTGGTTTCGTTACTCATCGGATTGCCCCGTTTCCGTCCCGTCGGACATAAGACCGGTCTTGAAGCGCGACCGTAGCGCTGCCCCCAGTTATCCGGGGAAATCTGAAAAGTTGGTGTTCAGGTACTCGCGAAGGTTGGCTTGCTGCTCCGGCGTCCTGCGCTTACGGCTCGCCACGTACTGCATAGCGTTCGCTTCGTCGCCGTAGTCGTTAGACGAAAACACCGGCTGCGCGGTGCACTTGCAGTGACCGTGAGTGGCGAACCTTGCCGTCTGATCGGTGTAAACCGCGCCCCTGGAGGCGAGCATCACGCACAGCTTGCAGCCGCCGGCAGTCACGCGCCGCCAACCGACCGCGGAAGGATCCCGCCGGCGGTTCGTCAGGACCGTGTCCCGAAACGGGCGCGCCGACTCAAGCTGCACAACGTCAGCGAGCCTCGCCGCCGTAGCCCCAGGATCACCAGCGAACAGCGGGTCAGAAGCCCAAGCGACAGCCCGGCGGATCTTCTCCGTGCGGTCGATGACTATTGGCTCAGCGAGATACAGCCTCGGAGGCGCGGCGCGTTCCCGCTCATCGTCATAGAAGTCAGCCGCCAGCGCGGAAGACCCTGCCGAGTAGTAAGCGACAACCTCAGGGACGCCATCGAGCAGCAAGGCGCGGCGTTGCTCGGGAGTTCCCGAAGTCCTGCCGAGTAGAGACGTGACCGCATTCACTGCGGCGGCGGTTACAAGTTGCAACGCCGCCTTAGACTCACCCGCCGTTAGCATTTGCCGGGGGCGTGGGAGTCAGGGCCGCGACAACAGCGCGCCCAGCAGCCCGACGCTTATCCGCCATCGCCCGCCGAATCTGCTGCTCATCCAAGCCCAGCAGCTCCAGCCCGACCTCAGTCTCAGCAAGCCACGGAACAACGCTGATCTGCTTAGCGCCAGCATCAGCCGCAGCCGCCTTGGAGAGGTAGATCGGAGAGCGCCACTTAGTCTCAATGGAGCCCCACGCTTCAGGTACTTCCGTGAGGCCATTCTGAATTGCCAGGGCCCGGTTGACCGTGCGCCGAATCGGCACCGACCAGTCATCCATCGTGCCCTCAGCCTCAGAAATCAGGTTCTCCCGAGACGCCGAATAAGAATCTGCGCTAGTTGGGTTCGCCATGTCAGTCAGTGCGAAGTCAGAATCAGGCAAGTCAGTCTCACGCGCCATCAACTTAGCCAGCGCATTCAACTGCGCCAGGTGAGGCTCGGGCGACGAAGCGTCAAACTGCTTCACATCAGCGCGAGGATTTACGGCCTCGTCATCGTCCGGGATCCCGAACGTGCGCCCGAGCGCGATCTGCCAAGACGCCTTCGGCGAACCATCGGCATTCTTGAAGATCGACTCGTCAGCACCCAATAGGATCAGCTTCGGAATCGTGTAGACATCCATGTGACCCTCAAGACGCACCAGCGAACGCAGCGCCGAGTCCTGATGGCTCATAACGGGCCGCGTAATCCGAGAGCGACCCATCCTGCGAGAACCCCGCGGACGGTACACCAGCGGCTCAGCAGGGACGCCCCAGGGGTGTTCGGAGCGGTCGGCCTGCCACTCGCCATCCTTCTTCTCGGCGTTGATCGTCAGCCCGTCGAGGTAAAGGACGAAG